ATACAATTGCGTCAGATTTAAAAAATGATTTAGCCTCTGCGCTATCTAGTGGCTGGACGTTTACTCAAGATCAATACATTATTAGGATTGAAAGAAATGACGATACTGATTTTATATTAGAAAGCACAGATAGCAAGGCTGGAACTTACACAAAAGCTATTAGAGGTGCGATAGATACGATTAATGATTTACCAACTTTATGTGAAAACAATTTTATTGTTAAAGTCCAGGGAACTAAAACTACAAGGCTAGACGACTATTACGTTAAATTTGAAACCTCGAATGGTACAAATTTTGGTTTTGGAATATGGAGAGAAACAGTTGGTCCATTAGAACCTTTTAAATTTAATACATCAACAATGCCACACGTTTTAGTGCGTGACGCTGCTACTGGTTCATTTACATTTAAAGAATTTGATTACAGCCCACGAATAGCTGGCGATCTAATTACAGCTCCTACTCCTACTTTTGTAGGTACTGTTCTAAATAACATTAATACTTTTAGAAACAGGCTTGTATTTTTAGCAGATGAAAACGTAATAATGAGTGCGTCAGATAGCTACGATAGATTTTTTCCTGAGACAGTACAAACAATTGTAGATAGTGACCCTATTGATCTAGTCACAGGCGGTACAGAAATTCATTTCCTAACATCTAGTTTGGCATTTGCAAACACATTGCTACTCTTTAGTCGGCATGGTCAGTTTAGATTAGATGCTGGAGCAGTTGGTATTGGAGGAGCATTAACTCCTCAAACAGCAACTATTACAGCTATAACTACATACGAAACTCAGCCTAATGTTGACCCTATTGCAGTTGGTCGAAC